GTATTATTGGTTATTAGAATTCAAAGTCCACGTCAGCGTTGGCTGGCTGGCTTGTCTTCTTGGTTTGTGTTGTTGGCTTCTTGCCGTGATTGTTAGTAGCATCAGCGTCCTTTGTATCGTCGATAGCAAAGAGTCCATTGAGTGCATACTTACGAGCGTAAGAGCTAGCTGACCCAGTAATCTGTGAGTCATCCATACCCTTGCGAGTCTCTGATTCTCTGGCGAATCCATTTGCCTGGATGGTGTATTCACCGCCTTCGGTGCAAGCTAGCACAGCCATGGCCTTGACGTAAATCCGTCCACCTACTTCGACTACATCGTCAGTAATAACAAGCGTACAATTCCACTCAGCGAGTAGAGGTTTGACAGCTGTTAGTATATCTTCAGCGGAACGGTAAGCGTACCCGCCGAACTTATTAGTCTGCCCCTTCGGAGCTTTGAGGGATGACTGAATCCCTTTGAGTTTTGAATGAATATTCAATTTATCCATGTTTATGTTTAGTTAGTTCACGGAATAGTTTGGTTCGTTCTGAGGCGTTAGAACATTCCATGAGTTGTTTTCGTTTTGCCCCTAGATCTACTAAAGTGGCCTTCTGTTTTTCGGATGTCAAGCCCTTAAATTTTTTTGTAAGTTGAGTCAGTCCCACGGGGTGCAATACATCCAGTTGCTCCTGCTCCAGATAGTCCGCTATGCCGCGTAGCACGGCGGGTAAATGACTCTGGCTGATTTGGCATCTACGGTAAGCAAAGTTCTCGATCTTACCCAGCAAGGCGTTGCCTACCCTTGATACGACACCACGGACCATACCGGATTGGTGGCTGTGATCTACCACCCAGTCCGATGTTTTACGCAGTATCAGTGGACAAGTTTTGGGCTGATGTTTGACCCTCCAGTCCTTTAGTTTATTTTGTGGTAGATACATCTAGCTCCGTGAGTAAATCCTTCAGGGCGTTCTTCTCTTGAGTTAAGTTCTTACGTTGCTCCGTCATCCTTTCAATCCTAAAGGACAGAGTCCGTGACTCCTGTCGGATCATGTCGATCCTGGTCTGTATTCTTTCGACGTTACTTTCTACTTGTGTCATACTCATATTATTTTTTGAAGGGACGGAGTTGGCTTTGCTCAAGTGCGTAACCCTTTCCGTAACCTAGATCCTTTATATTCTTTTTATTTATTAGTTCCTTCTTCCAGCACCAGCCAACCAACTTCACGGTCCAACGATCTGGCGTGATGCACATGATATACATATCCACATCAGGGTTGTCTTTCAGGGTTGCCAGTAGCTTTCCGAGGGCGTGGTGAGTGCTTTTGACATCGTAGGAGTAACCGTTCATTACCCCATCGGCTGACCCAGTGCGAGGGCTTAGGCCGAGATCAAAGAATACATTCAAGTGCTTGGCTACGGCATACTCAGCAGTAACGCCTTGGGCATCTATATCTAGCCCGGCCATGTTGGCCTTCTTCATGTCCTTGACGTTGTTGCCTCTGGACAGCACGGACCGCAGGTGTCCTACGTGCTGGCACATCATAACTTCGTCGTCAGTTAAATTAATCTCTATCATTTCGTGATCCCATTTGAGTAAGTGCATTTGCCTGTCTTTTTTCTTTCTGAATTAGCCAAGGCCCTCCATGCTACCTGATCCCACTCCTCGTCGATTATGTGTCGAATGAGTGCGTCCAGTTCGTCAGCGGACTTGTCCATGTCCCAGTGAAGGGGCTTGTCGGGGTGATGCTGTTGGTTGCCCAGATAGCTGAGATGAGCTACGGCGGCTAGTGCGTGAGGGAAATATAAAATAAGGCCAGAATACATTGGGTATTTCTTGCGTTCTTTTGCGTCAGTTGGTAGTGCTTTATTCATAGTTATTGTTTTACGACGGGTTGCATTCTTAGCATCCAGTAAAGGTTAGCCGCGGCTTTGGCTACACGGATACCCCACTGGCTCTCTTCGTCCGTCCACTCGTAGTGCATATGTTCTGCTGTCTCGCAGTCCACAATGACGGATCTTATCTTGGGTAGGTAAGGTAACTTCTGTAGGTGCATCAGCATAAATGCTTCAATGGCTAGCTGACAGCAGTCCTTCTGGTATCGTTTGGCCTTACCCTTAGTATTGATACGGCACTTGTAGTCCGCTAGAAATATTCTGGAGTCCTTGATGCCAATGAAGTCAACGGAGCCAGCAATCTTGATGCCCCCGTGGCTGACTATCTTTTCGCATCCCAAGGCTTGGACACTGTTCTCATCGATCCACTCCAGAAACGGCATTGCCCACTTGTCCCAGCATGACTTACCTGGGTGTTCGTCAATGCCTAAAACGTGGTGATTGATCATACGCTCGATAGTTCCGTGAACCGATGTGCCGAACTCATGCGATGGTATCAACTCACCATCCTTTGGGTGCGGTCTCGTTCCATACACCATCTCGGCAAGACTAGCCCAAGGCAGGTCTGGATGCTCTCTGGCTAAGTCCGTCATCATCCTTGGCTTGTAGACTTCATCAAGGAACGAGTCCTTGACTATGCCCAGCACGGTCGTGACCGATGGGTAAACATCTGCTCCAGCTTTACGAGCCTGTGCAGGAGTCCCCACCTCGGCCTCAAACTGAGGCTCCGATGGGTTCTTGCAGTTATAGAAGTGACTCATATTTCCTCTTGATCGAGGATGAAGTTAAGTGTGTCACGGAGGGCGTCCAAGTCAGAGCATTCCTGTGTATTATACTGCTGTTGGCATAGCTCCGAGGAGTCCGATGTTAGAATCATGACAGTTTTAAGCTCTGGGTTTACTAGATTGTCCACGTAGATTGCTTTGAGATGTCTTTGCGCCATCAAAGCAAGTAGTTGTGTGTCACTGCGAGGCTCTAGCTCGGTCTGGATCGGCATAATATACTGATCCCCAGCTTCAAGTTGTCCGATGCGAGCATCAGAGAATCTGCCACGGAGTCCCATGGCTGATACGATTTCATCATGAGGCAAACCTATGGCTGGCCCATCTGGATACGTGTGTATTTTTATTTTCATATGTTCGGTTGGTTCGTTTTATGTAGGCACAACTTTACTTAAAAAGTGTGCAGGAAAATTCTAGTAACAAGTTGGATCATTCTAGTAACATGGTGGAGTATACGATTAACATAACTTACACCTGATTCTATATAGGGATACCCCTAATTATATGTCAAGTAGAAGTTTGTAAGTGATTCAAGTTCAAAGAGATTTAATTATCTTACACGCTTGTCAGTATGAGGTAAATTTAGCCTTCCCTTAGCCGCGTAGTATTGATTCAGGCTGATAGTGCTGTCCTTTACAATGTCCTTGAGATGCCCGTGACCCATGCGGACTAGCTTGTGTATCCTCTTGGCTTCATCGTTTATTCTTTGTGTAATCTCGGATCTCTTAGCCTTCAGCATCTTGGGGCTGTAGATACCACGCCTGACCGCCAAGTGACGCAGTGCCTCGGGTCTACCTTCCCACGGAGTTCCTAATGCGGCTTCGGGCCAACTCATTTTTTCCTGCTCGACTCGTTTGATTACTAGCGACAGCCAGTTAGCCTCAGCCTCTGGATCAACGCAGATTTTTTGCCTGCTCGGTCTACGTTCTACGCCATCGGTTATGTCCGCTGTTTTGAGGAGTTCGTGATATTTTTCTGTCATGGACTGGCAAAAAGCCAGGGTGGATCGTGCTGATTCGTTATACATATTTAGTTGTTTTTAGTTGTTTCCTACGCTTGATCGTATCGCGCAGTCTCGTTTGGATGCTACAAAAAAACGTAGCCTTGTCTACCAAAAAAGCCCCACCCTTTTGAGGTGGAGCTGTGTGGTTTAGGATTCGTATTCTTGTATTCCCATTTGGAAGCCGTGTGAATAATCGGCGTGCCGCTTGTCGTCCTTGTATATTCTGTGGAAATTATCTCCACTCATTGCATCGGCAAACCCTTTGTTGTAAGCCGTTCTAGATAGGATCATAATGTCGTCGCCATTAGCTTGTTCTTCAAGCCATTTGAGGAGTTCACGGGCTAGCTCTGCTCGCCCCTTGTCCATTAGATCGTTGCCTGCTAGTTCTGGGTCTGCTTCCGCTTGTAGTTTTTCTTTTAGTTCTTGGTTCATGGTTATAGGTAGTGCATGATGATTGATACCGCTAGCAGTATGCCGCCAACGGCGATGCTCCAGAATACGATGAACGCACTCTCCTCTTGCTGGTCTGTCTTGACTAGCTTGTTTGGTTTTTTGATTTTCATATTTTGTATTGGTTATTGGTTTGTTAGGAAAAAATCCCGTGTTGGCGCAGGGTCTGTCCTGCGTAACGAGCTTGATCTATTTCTTCGTGCAGATTGTGAATCAACTGGTCGAATGAGTGGATCATGTATTTCATGTCCTCGCCTCCGACATTGCGCCTGTATTTAGATGCAAGGTAAAGCAGGTTTATTAGCTTATGCAGTCTAGGCGCAGAGCGATACCTTTCGGCTCGGTATAACTCCTGCAAGGTGCAAAAGTTTTTAGATGTAGTTCTTTTACTATTCATAATTTTGATTGGTTAAATTGACGGGACGTCCGTCTACCCAAAAAGCCCGTAGCTGGGTAGCTACGAGCTGGTTTGGTTAGCTAATATTGGCTAGATCATCTTCGTGGTCGAACTCGTAGGACGTGATATACCACTCGCCCTCGCCGTCATTTTTGCAGTAGGATTTTAGTTCGTCCATGTCCTCAAAGAAGTGCCAAATGGTCTGGTCGAACCCGTCCTGTTCTTCTGTCCACTTATCCATGTCATCACCCCATACTTCAAAGGGATCAGCACCGACTGTTACTTGTGTAGAACTTGGTTCGTCATACGGGTCAACTGACCAGTTCCATTCGATTGTGTATACTTTAACTTTTGTATTCATGATTTTGATTGGTTCGTGTTAGTTCGATGCGAAATGCATTTACCCAAAAAGCCCGTAGCTTGGGAGCTACGAGCTGATGGATTACAGGTCTTCGGATAGTTCGTTCAGCAACTGCTTTGCTTTTGAATATCCTACACCCTCGTGGATTTTGTTATGCGTATCCATATACTCCTGCAAGAGGGTATCCATGACGTATTCAATAATCTCTGATTTGTCATGACAGCTACGCTCGCTGTCATCGAGTGCATTGATGTTGGCAATAGCCTCAGGGAGACTGTTCATGGCGGTTTTTACTCCATTTAGTATCATAATTTTTATTGGTTGTTTGTTAAGTTGAAGCGTTGTGCTTACACCCAAAAAGCCCGTAGCGGTTAGGCTACGAGCTGGGTGGATTACTTTTTGATTGCGTCGCAGTAAGCGGCGCTGAGATGCTCGTTGGGCGAGATAATCTCGTATGGGTCACCGCCTACCTCTATTTGGGCAAGATATTCGCACGCTTCTACCTCTCGACTGAAGGCGCTTTCAGCGACCTGGATCAAGTAATCGACTGCCTCTTGGTCGGTGTCCTTCTGACGGGTAACCTTGACTGCGTCGAGCTGATCTCTGGTGATCTGCATACCTCCAAGTTGAACGATGATATTTCCGTTTAGTGTGTATGTATTATCCATGATATTTTGATTTGTTTTTGTTATTGGCTCTCCCCATTTACAGCAGGCTTGAGACGCTCTCAGAATTGAGGCTGGGTTACCAATCTATGTCCCACTTACTACGTCATCGATCATCCGAGGAGTCACCTTATCGACTGCCGAGTCGCTGTCATATATCCGCAAATCCCAGTGATATCTGTCGGGTCTTCTGAGTGCAAAAGCACAAGCGGTAGAGATGCTAGCGGTCGACATCCGAGGTCGGAGTCGGTAGCGTTTGGACTGTCAAAGAACGGGAACTGCACCCCTCATAATGCATACTTTCCAAACCCCTACAAGCTTTTTTGTCCACATGAACTATACTTCTTTCGGGGCCTCGCGTAAGTCGTTGATTATCAACATACTCTCAGTAAAACTTTTTTTCGTTTATTTTCCGTGATACCTTGAAATCACCTCCGATAAGCACCCTTAAACAGCTACCTCATGACATCCGTGGATAGCCGAATCATAGCACTAAATCTGGGACTCAATAATGGCACTGAATGGACTGCACTTGGGACTGAATGAGTGGCACTGAATCCATCTCGCCAATTGAGAAGAAAAATACTCCTCACATGAAACTGGACTGAGCCAAGCTGAGCCAAGCTAGAATCTGCGCGTGCGCGTGCTAGGGGGAGGAGGGGGTCACCAACGCGTGCGCCGCTAGATATATGTATCATCAGACGCCCCTCTAAAAAATACAAGTCTCATGGGGCTTACTATCCGCATACTTCCCCTGTGCTACTCAGTAGGGTTACTGCTCTAATGCTCCTTTGTTCCAGCGGAGATTCCGGATTCTATGTGGCACGAAAATACGTGTCAAGCATAAAATCCAATTATTTTTGATCCAGATGAAAGTAATCCTTGACATATGTGTAAGTGCTTGTCATCAAGGACATAATGAGTGCAATAAATCCTACCCCAGAGGAGATGCGACTGGACCTGATGGCCAGTATATCTGAGAGTATTCAGGCGGTCAGCAAGGAGAAGGAGGCCATGAAGGTCAATAGTCTAAGCCGTGCTAACCCAGGGAAGGTGGCTGAGATACTTTATCACTACGCCATGGGCGAGACTCAGACCAAGATGGTAAAGAAATATAAGTTCAGTCGAGATACAGTGATCTCAGTTCTAACGGATTATGCGGACCACATAGGGAAGTTCCGAGAGGTAACTGGCCGACTAGCGGCCAGGAACTACTTGAACCTTTCCTCACTGGAAGAGGACCTCATTGAGAAAGTCCGTGGTAGGTTAGAGGGTGATCCGGAATTTGAGGTATCATTCCGTGACCTAAAGGAGCTATCTATAGCTAAGGCGAATGCAGGTAGGGAGGCTTTGACTGCTAGAGGTGAAGCTACACAGATCACGGAAGACAGAAAGGTCTTCACGCAGGATGACTACGAGGCTACGATCAAGGCAGCAAGGGCCAGGATACAGGAAGCTAAGACAATAGAGGCAGAGGTTAAGGATGCCTAAGTCAATCACGGACTCTAGCTATGACCCGATCTATGATCAGATCCGGGGGATACTCGGAGAGCATTTTGAGAATTACTGCTTCATAGTCATGAACGAGCAGGGTGAACTATTTTATGATTACAATCACCTGCCAGCAGGTAGGATGCTTTTGCATGAGATGCAGAAAGAGATTAGTGACGGTGGCATAAACTTTGAGTGGGAATTTGAAAATGACCCAGAGGATTTAGAGGAAGAAGAATGACCATTGAGTTCACAAAGCACCCGGCCCTAGAAGCCCCTACCGATGAGGAGATAGTAATCCTAGGTGAGGCCGATCCAAAGCTTTTGGTTCAGCTGCACGAGGCTCACGAGGGTAGGATACAGTCAGCGGAGGAGGATCCACTGCGTCACGGATTTGAGCTAAGTGGATGGAGCAGGATGCGGGATGCGCTGAAGGACTACGACGAGGTCATTACCTTTGGCGGGAACAGAAGCGGGAAGACAACAGGATGCGCCAAGATGGTGATGGAGGCCGTGACCGAGAACATGGACGGACACGTGGTATGCTTCAGTCAGAATGCGGACACATCTATCAAGGTGCAGCAAGCTGCAGTCTGGGAGATGATGCCTAGGGAGTTCCGTAGGAAGACCAAGAGTATCGATGGTTACATTAACTTCAGTATGCAGAACGGGTTCACGGGCAGTTCCTTTATCTTCCCGGACACTAGGACTAGGGTAGACTTCAAGACTTATACTCAGTTCAGTAATAACCAGACCATCCTAGAAGGTTTTGAGTTCGGTTTCCGTAACCCTACGGGAATGAATATAGGAGCCTGGCTGGACGAATACTTGGGGGATGCTGCCTTGGTCAACACCCTACGCTTCCGTCTTGCTACTAGGGATAGTAAGATGCTTTTGGGATTCACGCCTATTGATGGGTACACGCCATTCGTTTCGGATTACCTCAAGGGGGCCGAGACTCTGGAGACTAAGACTGCATCTTTGCTGGATGGTGAACAGGTTCCCGTGATTCAATACAGCCCCGAACGAGATGCTGGCGTTGTGTATCTGCACTCGGACGAGAACCCCTTTGGCGGTTATGACCGCATAGCCAAGGACCTAAAGAACGCGAACCGTGACACGATCATGGTCCGTGCTTACGGATTACCTACGAAGTCAATGACTTCACTGCTACCGAACTTCAGCCCAGAGGTCAATGTTCTCAGCAAGGAGCCGAACAAATACGGTATGTCTTTCCCTGACAAGGAGTCCCTCACTTGGTATCAGGTAGTTGACCCCGCCTTTGCCAGGAACTACGTGGCGATATGGGCAGGTGTTTCACAGGACGAGGAGATATTTATACGACGGGAGTGGCCGGACAGAGAAACCTACGGCGAGTGGGCCTTGTTCGGTGACCCAAAGTGGCGCAAGGGTCCAGCCTCAGAGAAGATAGGCTACGACGTAGAGAGGTACTGCGAACTGTTTGAGGAAATTGAAGAGGAGCTAGGTATCGAGGTCACGGAACGTATAGGTGACTCCAGGTTCTTTGCTAAGGAGAATGAGAACAATGTGGATCTATTCACGGCCTTCTATGACTTCGGCATGAACTTCACACCGTCCGACGGACAGCAGGAGGGCATCGGTAACACTAGCCTGGACGATTGGTTCTTCTATAATCCGAACTACGACCTTGATCCCGCCAACAGACCACGGTGCTACGTGCATGAGGACTGCGGGAATCTTATTGAGAGCATGATTAATTACAACGCTGCTGGTAAAGCTGACGAAGCACTTAAGGACTTTTTTGACCTCATCCGTTATTTGCGAATGTCAAATGGCGGTATGGGTCCGGACTACTTTGCATCCTCGGATATGGGGATCACCAGAAAACAACAAGGAGGATACTAATGAAAATTAAACTAACTGAGTTCGCCGAATATCACGATACTGACTTCGACGAAGCTCTCAAAATAGCTAATGAAAAACTACCGCAGGAATACATTAGCGGTAAAGGCAAGAACACTTGGATCAGTCCAGAGGGACAGGATATCCTGTGCGATGGTATGTTCATCAACGAAATAATCCCTAAGCACTTCAGGGGCAAGGTGTTATCAATTTGTCCGAATCCTAGATTCAACATGGTTCACTTCGTAGAGATAGGAAAGAAGGTTCCTGTTCTGATGCCTAACAGATTGAAGGATAGATTCTTAGGTAAGGTAATCTGTTTTGAGGTAATCGAATCCGAGACAGGGGTCAGCTATCGTTATGTCAAAGGTTGATAGAACAAAGATATTCTACGGAAGGAACCTTGGGACTGGCGAGATCGAGGACGAGAACCTGACTCTGGATTACAAATGGAACCAGCAGAACAGGGATCGCCTCATAATGTGGGAGACTTTCAAGCGGTATGTGAAGCATGAGTCCAAAGTCCCCATGACAAACATAGAGTTATGTGATAAGATAGGCAGTTCTAGGACTCATCTTGCTAGCATGATTCAACTAATAAAAGATAGACTAAATGCAGAACGATAATATTTCAAATGCTCTTACCTACGTGGGCAACGAGCCGGACATTAAAACACTCCGCTTTGCTTACGAGCAAACTATAACGGAGCTTGAAGCATATTTTGATTTATGTCGTACGAGCTACGACGACCGCCGTAACTGGTGGCCAGGCAAGAGCCGCGATCATCGAAAGCATGGAGCCGATGCGTTTCCTTGGGAGGGTGCTAGCGATAGTGAATGTCACCTCATTGATGAACGCATTACGAAACTTGCATCCCTATTTATTTCCGCACTCAAGAGGGCTAACGTCAGAGCGTTCCCCGTGGAAAGTGGAGACATTGCTCGCAGCAAGCTAGTATCAGGTTTCCTCAAGTGGATGATACGATCCGGATACATCCCCCGCTTTTACAGAGAGATGGAGCTAGGTGCTAACTACCTGCTAGAGCGTGGACTTCTAGTCACCTATGTTGGGTGGCACATGGAGGATCGCTCCTTTGAGCAAGAGATTGATCTTCAGCAGATAGCACAGATGTCTCCAGAAATCTTTCAAGCTATAGAGCAAGGTGAAAATGATGAAGAACTAATCCTGCTCCTTCAGCAAGTTTTTGACGGCGTTACAGAAAAACGAGCAAAGACCGCACTCAAAGATCTACGAAAAAAAGGAATCGCGAAACTGCCCGTAGTGCGTCGTCAAATTAATTGTCCCGAAGTCAAAACCCTAGCACCTGACGGTGACTTTGTCTTCCCTCCCTATGTTACTGACCCGCAACGCGCACCGTATTGCTTCTGGAAAACGTATTACACTCCACAAGAGTTAGAACTCAAGGTAACAACCGACGGTTGGGACCAGGACTTCGTGGACATCATGATCGAAAGATACCGAGGTGTGAACATTGACAGCCTTGAGCGATACGAAGAGGGCCGTCGCAGCATGAGCCTAACGGACACTGCATACGAAGCTGATGAACTTATTGAAATTGTTTACGGATACCAGAGACTTATTAACGAAGAGGATGGCTCCGAAGGAATTTACTGCACAGTATTTCATAAGAACTTTGATGGAGATGATGGCACTGGGACTCCCGGATATGCAAAGTTCGAACTACTCAACGGATACGAAGACTATCCAGTAGTAGTGACACGCTTGTCCGAGGACACTAAGCGTCTCTATGATGTATCCACCGTTCCCAGTATTCTTCGTGGTATTCAGAATCAAGTAAAGGTAGAACGTGATTCACGGATTGATCGCAATAGCCTAGCTACCCTGCCTCCAATCTTGCACCCAGTGGGCCAAGCACCCAATGACTGGGGACCAGGTCGAATGATTCCATACCGCCGCAAGGGTGATCTGGACTTCGCTCCGACCCCTGCATACAACCAAGGTTCGCTTGAGATGGAGCAGACATTAATCAATCAAGCTGATAGAATGATTGGACTGGATCCGAATGACCCTATGTCTCAATCTAGACAGCAGTTCATGGTTGATAAGTACCTTAGCCACGTATCCGAAGTGATCCGTATGGCTTACAAGTGCTTCCAGAGATTCGGACCCGATGAGGTCTTCTTCCAGGTCACTGGTATCCCTGACCCTCAAGTAATGAACAAGGGTAATCCGAACGAGAACTTTGACATCATGATTAACTTCGATGTTCTTGACAATGATCCAGAAACAGTAGAAAAGAAACTACAAGGGTTCGTTGCATTGAATCAACTCAATGTAAATAACCGTATGAATATCGATGGATTACTTGATATTGCAGCCGCAAGCATTGATCCAGTCATGGCTGACGCGGTTCTGCAACCTGCACAAGATGCTCAACAAGAGATGGTTAAGAATGTTACTGATGATCTTACAAAGATTTTTGCAGGTATTGAAATGCCAGCCCGTCCTACAGGCGCGCAGATTGCTATGCAAGTCATTCAGCAATACGCACAGCAGCCTGACATTCAGCAACGCTTGCAGCAGGACGAAGCATTCCGGGGACGCATGGAGAAATACCAGGGTCAGTACACCTTTCAGATGCAGCAAGCTCAGAATGCGCAGATTGGTCGAGTCGGTACAGCCCCTGCGCAGATGGGTAATGTTAATACCCAGAATATGTAGTATTGTTTTATTAACAAATACTTACACAATGGCTGACAACAAAACACCCTCACAACTCGCCCAGCAGCGAGTCCGCGAACAGCGTTCACAGAATTACTTTGGTATGCTCTCCCTCAACGAGGGGAACAAACCCAAGGTCTACAAGGACAGTAAGGGTAACCGCACTATAGGGATTGGCTTCAATCTTGAAGATGCTGGGAACCGTAAGTTTCTCAAGCGGGAAGGCATTGACATCAATGAGTTATTTTCTGGCAGGGAGTTAACCGAAAGGGAAACTAGGACTCTCTATAACCACAGCCTAACACAGGCATTCAAGGACGCTCAGTCCTATGATCCTAACTTTGCCAAGAGGCCAGAAGCCGTCAAGATGACACTCGTTGATATGGCGTTCAATCTTGGTCTAACAAAGCTAAATAAATTTGTGGACATGAAGAAGGGTCTCATGAATAATGACTACAATATGGCGGCTGATGAAATGGTTGACAGTAACTGGTACAAGCAGGTAAAGTCCAGAGGTCCTAGAATGGTGGACGTAATGCGTTCCGCAGCAAAATAATATGAATATCCAAGACGACATAAAGACACTTCATAACTACGAGGCTTTTGCTAGGTTCATGAAGATGGTTCATGACCTCAGAGAAGAGGCTATTGAGGAACTGCACGAAGCCAGTAGCGACAATATTCAACAAATATCCGGACGGATCATCACCTACGATCAGCTTTTACAACTATCAAGCTGGCAGGAACTAAGTGTCCGGCATCGCGAAAATTTCTAGGCTGAACAATAACTGTTCACCTATGTTATATTAACGTATCGCAATCTCTCGGCGTAAATGAGTGGAACTTATGACAGATGAAATCACGACTGCTGACTCTGGGGCAGATCAAATACCAGTGGACAATACTAATATATCCGTAACGGATTTTGCAAATCGTCGATTGGGCGAGATGAAATCTCAGCAAACTGCTGAGGAAGAATCAAAACCAGTTGCCGAAGAGCCAACGGAAGAGACACCCGAAGAGGTCGTTGAGGGGACTGAGGAAACTCAAGAAACTCAAGAGGTCGAAGACGGTGAACCAGAAGTTGAATCAACATCCGAGGATGTTCTTTCACAGATTGATTTGGACAACGCGTCCGAAGAGGAACTACGGGAACTAGCTGATAAGTTAGGCAGTAAAGCTGTGGCTCGTTTTGGGGAACTT